CCGCCAGACTCGCCGCCCGTGCATCCGTCACCTTTGCTGAGTTCTGGGAAGCGGAATACCTGCCTTTCGCCGCCGCAACGAAAAAAGAACGGACTGTGAGGGAAGAGGAGGGGCTTTATCGGCGTGAATTAGAAAAGCCGTTGGGTTCTCTCCCCGTTCGGGACATAAGCCCTTTCATGGTGGAACGCCTTGCCCATGACGCTCAGGGCGCGGGGAAGGCCGCCGCAACGGTACGGCATATTGTCGCCCTCATCCGGCAAGTATGGAACCTCGCCGCATCCCGTGGCGTTGTTGCCGGAGAGTCCCCTACCAAGCGCGTGAGGCTTCCGAAACAGGATAACCGCCGGATGAGGTTCTTGACGGAAGAGGAGGCGCGGCTGTTGCTGGAGGTATTGGCAGATCGGAGCATGGATACCCATGACAGTGCCGTTCTTTCCCTCTTTGCCGGGCTACGGGCCGGGGAGATTCATGCCCTGACATGGGGGGACGTGAATCTTGACGCGGGCACCCTCTACATCCGCGACCCCAAGAACAAGGTTAGCCGCCATGCCTTTATTACGCCGGAGATACGGGCCATGCTGGTGCGGCGTGGGATGGATGGGATGAAGCGGGGGAATTTTGTCTTTCCGCCTACCAAAGGGCAACAGAGGGCACAGGTATCCTCTACTTTCGAGCGGGTTGTCAAAGAGCTAGGCTTTAATGAGGGAATTGAGGATGCGCGGGATAAAGTCGTGTTTCACTCCCTGCGGCACACTTTCGCCTCATGGCTGGTGCAACGCGGTGTTCCCCTCTACACAGTGGCGGAACTCATGGGGCATACAACATTGGAAATGACCAAACGGTACAGCCACCTTGCCCCGGACACCATGCGCGCCGCCGCAATGGGGTTATCCGGCATACTGGATAAAAAGCCCGTCAAGGTTATTCCATTCCGCAAGAGGAGCGCGGAAGGTAGCGAGTGATACCCTGATCATCACGATATTTCCCCGGCTAGGTGCGGCGTCATGAACCGCGCCGAAAAGATGGAACCCTTACCGTCCTGCCGGGGTACTCATAAAGGGCATCCCATAAGGGGGGATTTTATGTTTTCTAATAAGATACCATTGGGCTTACTTAGTGAAGCGTATGGACTAAGCATGGAAGAGTGCTTGGAGCTCATAGGCCGTGTCAATGTCGTTTCTCATACGTTCAATGTCCCACCAAGCGATGTAGAGGCTACGGCAAGCCGAGTTACCGATAAGGTGCTTAGTGATGGTCAAGTATCATCCCCCGCCTTTTTCTTGATGTGTCTCACGGGCTGGGTTGCATGGAGGGAGAAAAACACACAGGATGAGCTTAGAAACATTTTTAGCAATATCCTACGGGTTATCAAATCCCAAAAATTGGAGGATGCAAGGGTATGTCTCTATCCTCTTGTGCTGCTCCAGTACGTCACCGATTACCAAGTAGACAAAGAGCAAGTCATTAAGGTTCTGTTTCAGGAAGGGGTTCCTTTGAAGAAAGAGGTGAAAGGGCTCACCTATGCTGTGGTAGACTCCATCCTACGGCGCAAAGGTTCATCTGTCCCCCAAGAGGAGAAATCCCCCGCTGATGAAGCAACACCGCATCACAAGCCGAATTCTGCGGAACAAGCGGATACCCCGGCAATGATGGAGGACGCCGCGCCTGTTGACGGGGAGGATGTGTTGGCGAAGGTGTTCAAATGGCATGTGGAAAAGCCGGAAGTACGCTTTATTCATGTTGGGCTATTGAAACTTCAAAGGAAGAATAACGAGGAGACATATCGTATTGCATGGAAATGCTACGGGGAAAATATTCCAGAAGCCTTTGGACGAAGTGTTCGCTTCCAGTGGGGGAAATTCTTAGATTTCGCCGAGCAGAGGGGGATGGCTCGCGCAATGCTGAACAGGATGATTTCCTGAAACAGCACTATTTTCCCCCCTTCTTCCGCCATCTTCCTCTTTAAGTATAGATAGCCTGTTGAAATGACAGGCTATTTTTTTATGTCTTTCCGCCTCTTTCCTCTTACGTTCCTCCCCCCTGCCCGTGCGATTCTCCTGTTATCAAAAACGATTACAGGAGATTTTTAAGCATGGATACGACTTTTCTTGAAGCTCTGAGGAAGGAACTGCCTCCCACCTTTTCCCGACAGGTTGCGGCGGAAGCCCTCAAGGGCATCTACTCTGCCGGGCGGTTGTGTACTCTCGACTCCATGGGGAAGGGGCCGGGCGGGGTGCGGCTTGGGCGTTGTGTGGCTTATGAGCGCGAATCCTTCCTGTCATGGCTGGAGGGACGGATCAACACGCCTTCCGGCAATAAGCGGCTGGGAGGGTGCGCCTGATGCTCAGAAACACGAAAAGCCGGGGGGTGGAATCCCCGGCTCTCCAGAAAAAGGTATTTGTCTTAGCAGGACAGGAAAACGATAACATCCCCGCCTCTGCCCTGCAAGGTTTTTCGTCCTGCGTCCCCTGCGCCAATTGCCCGCACTTCCGTCTTGTACGGTTTAACAGTCGCAAAATTCGCCACCAGTGTGGCTACTCCGGCCTATGGCTGGAATCTTGCGGCGTGATTGAATGTCCTGTGCGACGTGAGAGGGTGGATTGTGCGTAAACCTCTTCCGTTTGCCTGTCAGGGGCGCTTGTGCTGCCGCTGCATACACTCCTCTATCCGCGGTGCCTTTCCCGCCTCAGAACTCGTTTTTTGTCGTTTTTGGCATGAGGTGGTTAAGGCTGATTCCAAGCCGTTCTATTGCCCTCAATATCGAGTTGTCCGGGAGGTGGCTGCATGAGTGCCATTCCCCAGACCCCCGAGGAAATCCGCGCAGCAGTGCAAGCCCGCGCCATTGAAATCCAAGGCCCGGCAGAAGAGGAAGCCACGCCGCAACCCCGACGCCCTTTGCAAGTCGACCTCTCGCAATTTTCTGGGATCCGTTACCTGCGGGAATATCCGCCCGCCTTTGACTGGCTGCTGGATAAGAGCTTTCGGCTGAACAGCCTAGGGGCCATTGTCGGACCTCCCGGCGCGGGCAAGGGGAGCCTTGCGATTCAGCTTTGCGTTGCCGTGGCAAGCGGGACTTCCCTTGTGGACGCATGGCATACCGCCGCCCCTGAGCCCGTGGTCTACCTGAGCGCGGAAGACGACGCGCTGACCATCCACAGACGGGTGCATCACGCGCTGGAACAACTGCCGGAAGACTTGAGGGAACAGGCGGCCGCCAACTTCTACGGGATCCCCGTACACGGCGGGGTGAACCTGTGCCGCGCCGTAGGCGGGGTTGTTGAAGCTACGGCAAATTATGAAGACCTGCGGGATATTCTGGACGCGATCCGTCCCCGTTTGCTGGTTCTGGACACGCTGGCCCGTTTTTCCGGCGTTGACGAGAACGACAACCCAGCCATGACCGCTTTTTGTGGGCTGCTTGAAGGGCTGATCGACGCCTACGGGTGCAACATCATTTTGCTGCACCACTCCAACAAAACCAGCGGCGATCTCATCGAAGACCCCAAGGAACTCGCCAAGGCGTTGACCCAGACGGCGATGCGCGGGGCTTCCGCCCTTGCCGGGTGCATCCGGTGGGGAATGTTGGTTGCGCCTTTGGGAGCGGCCCTTGCCCAAAAACGCATCGGCGAGCCTGCCACCGGGAAATATGACGGGGCGTTTCTCGCTGTGCGTGTGGGCAAGAAGAACAGCGGCGGCCCGGAACCTCGCTACTACCTTGGGCGCGACGAGCACGGGTTGCTCTACCGAGTTGATCCTGATGCCCGGCAGGAAGAGGGCGACGTGGTTTGGGATGCCCACCATCTTGCGGAAGAGGTGGAGCGGCGGCAACGCACGGGAGAAAAGCCTCTGAGTGCAACCAAGGGGGGGCAAGAGGCTTTCGGATGGGGGATCTCACGGACTCAAAAGGCACGAGAGCGAGCTATAGAATTGGGACTTTTGATTGAGATCCGGAATTCGGGCAAGAAAGGCAGATTCCTAACTACGCCGCCCTTGTGTTCCAAAAATACCGAGGGTTCCGATTACATAGGAACTTAGAAGAAATACTTATATTTTACATAATTATAATAAAGTTCTTATAGTAAAGTTTTAACATCCCGGAACCAAGAAAAAACATAAATTATTTCAATATGTTTTAAAAATTCCAAAAGTACCCCCTAAAGGGGGGAATGGGGAAGGAACTTTCCCCAGTTCCTCCCCTCCCCTTTAGTCTTTAGGGGGCCGCGAAAAGGAATTTGTGAGGACTCTTCATGGATGTTTTGACCCTCTATCAAACTCTCTCTCCTGCCGGGGAGATCAAAAGCAAGGGCAACGGCGAATACTGCGGCCCATGTCCAACATGCGGGGGGCGGGATCGCTTCCTCGTGTGGCCTGAACATCCTAGCGGGGCTACAGGTGGGCGGTTTCTGTGCCGTGGCTGTGGCGTTCAGGGGGACGCTGTGGAGTTTTTGCGGACATTCCGGGGCATGAGCTACCGGGAAGCCTGCGAAGCCCTGAGAATCGAACCAAACCGCCACAACAGGCATGTCATAGCGAACAGCGCGGCAAGGAAGGAATGGGCACCCGACCCCGAACGCCTCCCCTCTGCCGGGTGGATGGAACGGGCCGCCGCGTTCGTGCGCGAGTGCGCCGCTGGCGTCGAATCCGGGGACGGGCTGAAAAGCCTGTACGCGCGCGGCCTGACGGTCGAGACAGCCCACACTCTGGGCATCGGTTGGAACCCTGCGGACAGGTACGGCCGCCGCGCCGATTGGGGGCTTGATGAAGAGGTGAACCCCGAGACGGGCCGCTTCCGCAAGGTGTGGCTTCCCCGTGGGCTGGTGCTTCAGATCCGCCGCAAGGCCGGAGTGACGGCATTGCTTATTCGCCGGGCCGACTGGAAACCGAAAGATGACCTCCCCAAGTATTGGCAGGTCAAAGGTTCCGGGAATGGCTGTTACGTCATCGGCAAGCCGGGCCTTCCGGTGGTGCTGGTGGAAAGCCTTTTGGACGCCGTGCTGGTCTGGCAGGAGGCGCGGGACGTGGCGGCGGCGGTGGCTCTCACCGGAGCCAGCAAACGCCCTGACGCGGGCACTACGGCGTTTCTGCGGGCTGCTCCCCTGATTCTGTGGTCACTGGACTTTGACGAGGCGGGCACGAAGGCGTGGGCATGGTGGCGGGAGCACTTCCCCGGTGTGAAGGCATGGCCTTGCGCCGTGGGCAAAGACCCCGGCGACATGCTCAAGGCCGGAGTCCCGATCCGTCTGTGGGTTGAGGCCGGGATAGCCGAAGCTGGAAAATATGCCCGGCAAGGTGAAGCCCTTCCTTTGCCGTGTGCCCCGGAAACGCCCCAGAATGCCCCCTGCGCCGCGAATCGAACCGAAGACGAACCAAAGGCCGCGCCGCATCCTGATCCCACTCCAAAGGGCGTCCATAGTGTGGACTCCCTCCATCGTCTGGCGGCTATCGATACCAACATTGATGCCCTGTTGGGTTGGAGGTTGGTACCGCACCTTCAGGACGGGGTACTCGTCATTGACGGCATGGACGCGCTTGACGCCGAAAACCGGGCCGGGCTGGAACGGTGGCTTGCCCATAAGGGGCCGGGCGGCGAACCGCGCCGGGAACGTGTGATTCGGGCGTTGAAGACGGGCAGGAGGTGTGCCGCATGAAGATTCTTTGCGATACCCGTGAACAGGCCCCCTACACCTTTGACCGCTACCAAGGGGTGACGGTGGAACGGGCCGCGCTGCAAACGTGTGATTACTCCCTTGCCGGGCTGCATGACCATATCGGCCTTGAGCGCAAATCATTGGACGATCTGACGGGAACCCTCACCAAGGGCCGGGAACGCTTCCAGCGCGAATGTGAACGTGGGCGGGGACTGGATTATTTCGGGCTGATTATTGAGGCCAGCTTGGAAGATGTACGAAACCACGTCTACCGCTCTCAAATGACGCCTCAGAGCCTTTTGCAGACGCTTGCGGCCTATTCCGTCCGGTACGGGCTGCATGTCCATTGGTGCGGGGGGCGGGCTGGAGGCGAGTACATGGCCTATTCCCTCCTCCAAAAGTTCCTTGCGGAACAAGAGGGCAGGCTTAAGGCGTTGATCAAGGCGCATGGGGATGCGGCGTAGCCGTTTGAAATGGCTTCACGGCAAACAGGGTTCAATCCTGCGTGAAGCGCACAACGGCCTTTTCAGGCACGAAAAGATAAGGACACGACGCATGAGCACAAAAAAAGGATTGAAGCCCTTCACAAGCGAAACAGGAGCGGAAGCGGGCCGGAAAGGTGGCATCGCATCCGGGGAATCCCGCCGCCGCAAGAAGACCATCCGACAGGCCCTTGAAGCCCTGTTGTCATGCCGGAACCCGAATAACGGACTTGAGGGAGTCGAAGAAATGGCGCTTGCCATTTTTGAAAAGGCCAAGGAGGGAGACGTGCGCGCCTTTGCGGAAATTCGGGATTCGATAGGCGAGAAACCAATTTCCGGCATGGATCACACCAGCTCAGATGGTTCCATGTCCCCGCGTCCGGTAGATCTCTCGCATCTTTCCGCCGATGAGCTACTCCGGCTGACACGGGAGGCGTTCAAGGAAACGGCGTCGGGGTGACGCTTTATATGCAGCATATAAACCATAAAGAAGGATTTCAGAATGAACGCAGGAGAACTTGTTGTCAGTTTGATATTGAATGTGAATCGTTTCAAAGCACAGTTACAGGATGCCCAAAGAGAGTTTGATACTGTGCAGGCCGTAGCACATAGTGCAGGCACAGGCATATCCGATGCATCCGATAAAAGTGCCGCTGCTATCTCTGAGATCAGCGCGTCCGCGCGGGATGCGGGCCGTGACATATCGAGCGCGGCGGAAAGAGGGGCTGCCGATATCGGCAATCTCGGGTCGTCTGCCCGTGATGCAGGGGGAGAGCTTGAGGACGCGGGCAAAAGAGGCGGACGTGGTCTTGATGACATTAGGTCGTCTGCTCGGGATGCTGGAAAAGAACTCGAACGTGCTGCGGCTCGGGGAAGTGACGGGTTCGAGCGTATGCGGGGAACCCTTGCGAAAGTCGTGGGTATTATCGGGGGTATCGCATTTTTGAAGGATCAGCTCTCAGGATATGCCGATGCCGTCAAAGACGTTGAGGAGGGCAGTAAGGCCCTAGGCATGGACATAAAAACATTCCAAGGGTGGCAATCCGCTGCCCGCGAAGTCGGGCTTGAAAGCAAGGAACTCGTCGATCTCATAGGTGACGTTGGCGACAAGATGCAAGATGCGGTTTTGCATGACAGCGGCCCCTTTAAGGACGCTATGGAAGATATGGGCCTGTCATTGCAGGGTGTCAAAGATGGCGCAATTACGTCTTCGGATATGCTGTTGCGGCTTTCAAAGACCGTTGGAAATCTCTCGGCAGATAAGGGAAATGCCCTCCTGCGCCAATACGGGTTCCAGCCCGATACGATCAAGATGATCATGCTCGGGGAAAAACGCCTCAAGGAGTTGATCAAGACAGGAAAAGAAAAGGCGTGGATCGATCAAAAGGACATTGAGAACGCCGCAAAACAGCGGAAAGCCCTGCAAGAGATGTCTGTGGGGTGGCAAAAGGCCGCCGCCGCGTTTGCTGGTATCGTTTCTCCCGCAATTTCAATCGTTGCAAAGGTTTTAGCAAAATTATTTGAACTCATTGAAGAAAATAAACAGTTCGTTATCATTGCGTTTACAACCTTTGCTACAATTATTGGTGTCGTTATGCGCGGTGCACTGATGAAAATGGCTGAGGCTGCATGGGCGGCGATGGCTCCTCTAGCTCCTTTCCTTCTTATCGCGGGAGCCCCGCGCTGGTTATCGACGATCTCATTACTTACATCCAAGGCGGTGAGTCCGCTTTTGGAGACTTTTGGAAGATGTTCGGTACTGGCGACGAAATCGGGGCTCGGTTCAAGGCTCTATGGGAAGGGATCAAAAGCATTCTTGAAAGCGTCGGCGCCGCGCTGAAAGCCGTTGCGAAATTCTTCATCCTTATCTTTTCGTTGACTGGACAGGGTGTCGTCAAGGCAGTCGAAGGAATCTGGAAAGGTGTCACCAAGCTTTATGATGTACTTAGATCGATGTTGGATTGGGTAGCAAAAAAACTCTACAACCTGCTTCCAGATTGGATCAAAAAATGGCTCGGCGGTGATGAATCTTCGCGCCCGGAAGAAGAAAAGACAGAGGCCAAGCTCGGCGGCGTTGCCGATTCGATGCGGGTTGCTGATGCGCGTCCGTCTATTCTGCCGCCGCAGGTACGCGCGGGGGATGCGCGTCCGGGAAGCGTGAGCAACGTCAACAACTCAAGTCGGCAAACGGTATTCAACAATGATATTGAAATCATCACGCAGGCGACGGACGGGCAAGGTGTGGCGAATGATCTGGATAAAGTATGGCGTTCCCAAACTTTCCAGTCAGATAGCGCATTCGGATATTAACCTGCCGAAAGTTTAAAAAAGAGGCCGTTCACCCTTTGCCGGGTGGCGGCCTTTCTTCATGCGCGCATGTCGGCGCGTTCTGCCCTCATTTGGGCCTTGATGCGGCGCACATATCTAGCAGTACATGAAGAGGCCCTAGAAACGACCGTAGCGGGCATTCCTGCGTTCAAAAGACGGCGGATCAAAATGTGGGCTTTACCATGTGTAGGCATGGGGGCGGGCATCGGCAATCTGAACTCCCCGGCGAAAGGGTCAAACTCTTCAATCATTCGGCATCTTCTCCCGGCAATAGTGGAAAACTACCCACAAGGCAGGCGGATAGCGAGACTCTAGAGGGCACCCTCATAACTTATTGATATTACAATTTGCAAGCGATTTACTATGAATTACTGCCCGATCTCGATCCGAGGTTCACTTTTCCCAGACCGGGCCATTTTCCGCCCTCTTTCCACCATTGCCGGGCACCTCTAAAACGGTTCATAGGCCGGAAGGCTGGCGATATAGTCCGTTGCCCACCCCGGCCACCGGAACGCCTTGAAATCGTATTGGGGCCATTGCTTACCGGGCGTCCACGGGTCGGGCTTGAACCAGAGCACGCCGCAGCTCACAAGCGCGTCCTGCAATTCGGAGTAGGCGTACTCGGCGGCGTCCCCTTTCATGAAGCCCAGGACATGAAAGGCGTCTTCAGGGGTCATAATGTACATGCCGGATCGCAAGCCTGTAGGCGCAACGTAGCGGCTTTTCACGGGGTAGACGGCCCCGCGTCCGCGTTTCCGTTCCGTGCGTCTCTCAATGGCCCTCACAACGTTTTGGTGGCGGCGTCCCGTCAGCCCGGCAAGGTCGAGGGAACAGACGACATTGCGGGATATGCAGCACTCCGCGAACCCTATCAGGAATGGGGCCCAATGCTCGGCAACGGCGCGGCGGCGGATGTCGTTCAATTCATCAAAGACGTGGGCGCATCGGTTCAGGATGCGGGCAAGGATCAACTGCTCCGGCATGGTCTGGTAGTCTTGAAAAAGGACGTATTCACCGCCGGGCATGTGGGGGATCGGCTTATATCTCATGTGAGTAAGTATCTACCTAACATGCTGAAATAGCAAGCACGGTTGGGGCTACATTTTACGCTGGGGGGAACGGGGGCGGCGGGTGCTCCGTGCCTTCAGAATTGAGTTTGTTGCAGGTTGGTTGCAGGGTGCAACCACAAAAAGAGGAGTGCGCAAATTTGCGCCCATCGAATATTGCCAATCTAAGGCCCGTTTTCCCGGCAAGATGAAAACCCCATTCCGACACGAAACAACGCTCAGACGGCGGATATAGGCGCTCATGGGGTTGTTTTCCTAGTGCCGGGTATAAAGGGGGTGTATCCGATGCACCCCCTCCTCTTGCCGTGGCATGCTGCGGCGGATACCCTGCATGAAAGGAGGGCTTCCCATGATGAAGTTCACACGAACGGCGGCGGCCTATGCCGTAGGCATCTATTTGGCTACGGGCTGGCGAAGCGGATGGAACCCCGCCGAATGGCCTCAACGGGAATGGGGCACGGCTGCGGTTGCTCTTGTGGGTGTGATGGCGGCTACGGTAGCGTGGCGATGGTGGCGGGGGAGACGGTGAAAAGGTACGCCTTGTCATGAGGGGGCGGGCTGTGTAGTGTGTGCGGCGTGGGGTACGCCTCCCGTAAAGGAGGTTATCCCCATGCGGCACTTCCTGCGGGACGTCGCAGCGCTTGCGCTGGCTGACGTCATAGCGGCTGTGGTGGTTCATTTGCTGAACCTCTAAAGCAGTTGCCCCGGTAGGAGGTGCATCCTAACCGGGGCGCAAAAACTGATGTCTCAAACATCGGGGGACGTGCCCCACATCGGGACGGTGGGCGTTGCTGCGCTTGCCGTCCCTCTTGTTTGGGAAGATAGCCATTCCACCCGGCATAGGTCAAGGGGTGAGGACAATCCAAGATTGGACGCATCTGCCCCCTTTCGATTTCGTAAGCCATTTTTTGCCCCTGCCGGGAAAAGTGCTTTCGATAACGTAAAAATAGGGGTGCCCATAATTCTTTTTTCGATAGGACAATTTGGATTATGCCCGTGAAGCCTTGAATATCAATGGTATCCGGGAAAAGCCGAAAAGTGCCGTTTTTGTCCCTTAAGGAGTGTTACGTAAACTTTAATTGATTTAATTTTATTTATATTGACTTTAATTGTACTTTACAATACTTTTTAGAAAAATAGCAACGAGGAGGTGATTGAATGACACCGCTCACAGAAGGCGAGAAGGCAAAACGTCCTCTCAACCTTGAAGAAGCGATGGAGTATTTGAGAGTCAGCCGGGTTACTATGCTCAAACTGTTTCAGACGGGACAGGTAAAAGCCCGGAAGGTAGGCAGGGAGTGGCGAACGACCATAGCCGCTCTTGACGCCTATGTGTCTGGCGAAGACAACAACTAGGACAAACAACAAAACGACCCGCCAAGGTGCGACCAACACCGAGACGGGCCTAACCAACACTCACATGCGAGGTGTGAATCATGGCTACAATCAGTCTGTCTTATCTCACGTCCGCCGTCAATGCGCGGGCGCTCCTCCGGTTCCTTCTCTCCTCCCGCGCTACGCGCATCCGCTACCGTCTGGCCTCCTCCCTCACCCGTTGCGGCGTCTTCGCTTGCCGGGCCGTTCTGGTGGCCTTCCTCGGCGTCCTGCTGGCCTTTTCCCTCGCCCCCGAACTCTTCCTTGCCGGGGGTGCCGAATGAACACCGCCGCAACCCTCCCCTTGACTTTTTCCCCGTGGTTGGGCAATTCTGGACTTCCTCGAAACAGTGCAAGGCGTAGCCGTCGCCTTTGCCGTGCCCCACACGACGAGAAGAGCGGTTTTTCTTGTTTCCTGCCACCATTGCGCCCGCTGGCCTTCATGGGCCTTTGGGATTGCGGTTACATATTGGCGGAACAACGTCCGGGTGTTCGTGAGACCCCGGCGGCCTTGCACTGGCCGGGGAGCGTTGTTTCCGCCTTTTTTTGTACCCCAATCCCAAAACAGTGCAGGTGCATCATGCTTAGATTTCTCCTCTCTTCCCGCTTCCTGCGGCTCCGGTATCGCCTTAACTCCCTTGCCGAGCGTTTTGCTTCCGTCCTCGCCCTTGCCGCCGTGTTCTTCATGGCGTTTGTGGGGGTGACGGCATGAACCAGACCCCGAACATCCGCCGCGAGCCTCAGTTGCCTTTGCCGTTGGCCTCCCAATCTCTCACCTTCAACGGTGTTGTACTGATGCCGCTTTCCCTTGGCGGTCAGTTATGGTTCCGCTCTTCGGAGCTTGCCCGTGCGCTTGGCTACAAGGACGAAAATTCTGTTCGGCGCATCTACGAACGCAACGCTGACGAGTTCACGGATGATATGACGCAAGTTATTGAAATCCTCGACACGGTCAATTTGACCGTCCGAGTCCGCATCTTCTCCCTTCGCGGGTGCCACCTCCTCGCCATGTTCGCACAGACGCCCGTAGCCAAGGTTTTCCGCAAGTGGGTTCTCGACGTACTGGACAGATTCGGGGAGCGAAATCCGATTCCGGCCCTTTCCGCCGCTCCATTCTCGCCCTACGTTTTTCAAGGCGTCCCTGTCAGGGCAAAATCCATTGCTGGGGAGCCGTGGTTTGTGGTGAAGGACGTTTATACCGCGTTCGGGCTGGTCTACTCGTCTTCGAGCCTGAAAAAGGGTGTCTACCAGCTCCCCGCCGCATGGATACGCATCATGCCGGAGCGTGGAATCCACAACTCCCACATGCTGACGTACATTTCTTTCCCTGCCGTGGTGAAAATGGCGACGCACACGACCGGAAACAGACGGGGCCGGGCATGGGAGCTTGTGCGCTGGCTGGTTGATGACGTGCTTGAAAAGGTGAAATCGACGCCGGAAAGCCTCAAGGAATCGGCGCAAGACTTGGCTGAGTCCATGAATGCGTTTGCCCGTGCGATGGAATCCGCCCGGCAGATTGGGGGTGCGCGATGAGCCAGAACGCTATTCCCCTGCCCATTCTCGGCAATGATGATTCCCGACGCGCCGCCTCCCGTAAATCGGAACTCTTGGCTGCACTTGAGGCCCAACAAGC